TTTAGAACACTCTCATAGAAGATAAAGAATGCGTCCTTTCGTTTTTCATACTTGTTTGTCATCGTACCTCAAAGTCGAGTTTGCGAACCTTACGTTTCCTTCGGTTCTCCTGGTATTCTAAATCATGTTTACTAAGAATTCCGCTATCCTTAATACTTTGTTCAGAATTGATTAAGAGAACTTTACTTAAATCTTTAGCAGTGATAGTGTCCCCATGTACTACCATTTGATTGGGACACCCACAGCATTGTGTTTTTGAATTACTTGTAATTTCTGTATTACATACTTTGCATTTTGCTGTTAACATTATTCTTCTGCAATATTTATGGGTGAAGAGGGGATCGAACCCCCGACCGCCTCCGTGTAAAGGAGATGCTCTACCGCTGAGCTATTCACCCTGGCGTCTCAGGTAGGACTCGAACCTACGACCGACTGCTTAGAAGGCAGTTGCTCTATTCCACTGAGCTACTGAGACATGAGAGGATAGTATACACTATCCTAGTTTAGGTGTCAAGTTTGCCAATGGTAGTGAAAGAAGTTACCCTTTTCATCACACATTGGATCTTCTGATGCTATTCGGTATCCTAACATCCTTTGACCTTTAAAGTCAGTTCTGTCACCAATAATACTGTATGCTGAAAGCATTTTAGTATTATCTTTTAACCTGTCAACAACACTTTGTTTTGCAACAGGTTGCCAATAACGGAATCCCTCATACTGACCAGGTGCATAGACAACATCAGCAACAGTGTTAGGGTATAGTGGAGATTTTACCCTATTCAAAATAGATACTGCAACACAGTATTCATCCATTGTATTAGATGCTGCTTCAACTTGAACGGTTCTGGCAAGATGATCATAGTCAGCAGGTGTCAGTGTCATCAAGAGTTCTAAAATCAAAATAATCTTTCCTGTAATAACGTCCTAGAACATTGCTATTATAGTAGGCAGGAGTGCCATCTGTCAAGCTTTCAGTTAAGACACTGTGAACAAAGAGTCGTCGGGTCTCTTCATAGTTTACTTTGCCCAACGTGGTATGTAGAGTTAGTATTTCTCTGGTAAAATTTTCTTTACCAAATAATTTTATGTCTTCTTTTAATTCAGGACAAGAACCATAATACTTTTTCCAGTCAGATTCTTGTCGCTGTCTTCTCTTCTCTCCTTTTTTCTTTCTAAAAGACCAAAAGTATTTTCTTCCGATGTACTTTCTACCATTAACGGTATTTGTAATTAAGTATACAAATCCATAGTATCCATTGATGCCATCTGAATCAAATACTTCGCCATTATACCACCATGGATTATCGTACATACACAAGTCATCACTGACTTATATAGTCAATATTCTTTAATGGAATATCGTAGTTTAATTGCTTGCATGTGAAACGCTTCTGCAAGAGATTGAGGACCTAATTTTAATAAGGTCCACTCTCTATCTGAAAGGTTTGGATCACGCAACGCTTTTAACATCCATGGTGGTGGTGTTTTCATAGTGAAAAATCTGCAAAGGTGTTCTTCTTAACATCTTGCTTAAGACCACCAACCACATAGGACTCAACTTCCGTCTCTTGTGGAGCAACCTGGAGTCCTTTAGAGGAAATCCAATGCTCAGTCCATGGTAGTGGATTATTTTTAGCAGGGATGTCATACTCAGGTTTCAAACCAATCGCCTTCATACGACGATTAGCAATCCATTCAACATAGTTATACAAAAGTTTATCATTAAGACCAATCATAGACCCGTCTTTAAATAAGTATTGTGCCCAGGTTTTCTCTTCCTCAACACACCTCTTGAACATTTGTCTTACGACTGGTTCTTCTTCCTTAGCGATCTCTGCCATCTCTGGGTCATCTCCTTCACGCCATTTGTTGAGGATGTTTTGAGTAAGGACAAGATGCTGGTTTTCGTCTCTGGCGATGAGAGAGATAATTTTAGCGGATCCCTCCATAAGCTTGAGTTCACCAAACGCAAACGAGCAAGCAAACGAGACATAGAACCTGATTCCTTCGAGGATGTTGACATTGGCAATCGCTCTATAAAGTTTACGCTTTAGATTATAGCGTTCTGAGATACCCAGATCAACCCCATCGTTAGCAAACTCCCACAAATTGCCATTGCCATACTCCTGAGCAAAGTGAATGAAATCGTTGTAAGATTCTGTAACTGAAGAAGCACGTGAGAGAATCCTATCGTCATCAAGGATTGTATCAAATACCTCAGCAGGGTCTGAGTATACATTTTTAATTACGTATGTGTAGGAGCGACTATGGATCATCTCCATAAACTCCCATACAGTCATAGCAGATTCTAGTTCAGGTAGTGAACAGTAAGGGATGAAAGCCATCCCAGGACCACGCCCTTGTACACTATCCAACATGATCTGGTACTTAAGATTGCTGGTAAAAATGTGCTTCTGCTCAGGGCGTAGTGTCTGATAGTCCGCACGATCTTTCTGCAATGAAACTTCTTCTGGTCTCCAGAAGTAACCCAACTGTTGTTGGGTCAACTTATCAAATACTGGATACTTAAAACTGTCATACCTCTGAACTCCCAGAGGTTTACCGAAAAACATCGGTTGCTTTTTCCTGTCTACTTTTTGGGTGTTAAACACCGTCATCCCTTTTACTTGGTTCTTGTCAGATTTTACAAGATTCACAGTCGTCCTCCTCGGTGTTTTCTAGTTCTGCAAGCATGTTTTCTAGTGCTTCTTTCTTTTCGTCTAGCAAATCGTCTCCTTTTTGATCGTATGTATTCTGATAATAAGATGTCTTCCAACCGTACTTATATGTAGTCAATAGATCTTGTGCAATGACCTTCATTGGGACTTCATTGTCTGGATAGTTTTCTGGATTGTAACTCCAGTTTCCAGAGATTGCCTGGTCGAAGAACTTTTGAATGACTGCCACAACATTGATGTACCCAGAATTATTAGGCATGTCCCAGAGCAGAGTATAGTTATTCTTAAGAGAATTGTATTGAGGTACAACCTGTTTAAGCGGTCCCTTCTTGCTCTTCTTAATGGACAGGTATGCTCTAGGTGGTTCAATTCCATTAGTTGCATTTGACACAACGGAACTACTCTCTGAAGGCATTTGTGCGGACAATGTGCTGTGTCGTAACCCGTATCTTGTGATGTCATCCCGTAGAGAATCCCAGTCATAGTTGTACTTTGGTGCTACCAGTTCGTCAACGTCTTTCTTGTATGTATCGATAGGGAGAAGACCATCGTAATATTTTGTACGATTGTATGCATCACATGCACCTTTCTCTTTAGCAAGTTCATTAGATGATTTAAGGAGGAAATACTGAAATGCTTCAGTCAGTTCATGCACTGCATACAATGCTGCAGGGTCATCATATTTGTGACCAAGTTTTGCCAAATAGTGAGCAAGACCAATAAAACCTACCCCAAGTGATCTACGTGCCTTTGTAGCACGTTCTGCTGCCGCTACAGGGTATCCCTGATAGTCAATCAGTTCTTCCAAACCACGAACAGAAAGATCACAAAGTTCTTCCATCTCATCAAGGTTCTTCAACTTACCTACATTGATAGCAGACAAGATACAAAGAGCAATTTCTCCATCAGCATCATCAATGTGACGAATAGGATCTGTAGGCAGGGTAATCTCCTGGCACAGATTACTCATATTCACCTTGTCCTTGAAGGAAGAGTGTGAATTGCAGTGGTCAATATTCATAATGTAGATACGACCTGTCTCTGCTCTTTCTTTCAGGAGCGAGAGAATAAGTTCTTGAGCATTGACAACCGTTTTTGGAATCGATTCATCAGATTCATAACGCTTATAGAGACCATCAAAACGATCAGTCCCAAAAGCATCGTACAAACCTGGGACATCGTGAGGACTGAATAGTGTGATGTCTCCATTCTGGATGAATCTTTCGTAGAAGATTTTACTAAGTTGGATTGAGTAGTCGAGTTTTCTGACACGGTTATCTTCCGTTCCTTTGTTGTTCTTAAGTACAATGATATCCTCTATTTCTTGATGCCAGATAGGAAAGTGGACAGTCGCTGACCCACCTCGGATGCCGTTTTGTGTGCAGCATCGGACAGTTGACTCAAACTTTTTGAGGAAGGGGACCACACCTGTGTGTTGAACCTCTCCGCCTCTGATTTTACTGTTGACGCCACGGATCCTACCTGCGTTGATACCGATTCCCGCCCTTTGTGCAACGTATTTGCCAATTGCCATATCACTGCTAAAGATAGAATCGAGGGTGTCATCAATATCAACAAGAACACAGCTAGCAAACTGTCGAAGTGGAGTTCGCACCCCTCCCATGATAGGTGTGGGAATGTTGATTTTGTGTTTGGAGATTGCATTGTAGTATTTTCTGATGTAAGACAATCTAAACTCTTTAGGATATCGTGCAAAGATGGTTGTAGCAATCATCATGTACATGAACTGAGGAGTTTCATACACCTCACCTGTGCTACGATCCTGAACGAGATATTTGTCAACTACTTGACGAAGACCTGCATATGTAAACAGAAGATCACGATCATGATCAATCCACTCACCAATAGTATTGAGTTCTTCCTCAGTATAGTTATTTAATACTTCAGGATCATACACACCTTCTTCTACACATCTTGTAATTTGAGCATAAAATGTAGGGTGATCCCATGTAAGACCAAAGAGTTGCTTACGAAGTCCAAACAAAAGAAGACGAGCAGCAACAAATTGATAGTTTGGATGCTCTTCATCAATCAAATCACTAGCACTACGGATCAAAATCTCCTGGATTTCTGAAGTGCTGATGCCATCATAGAATTGAATTCCTGATTGAATCTCAACCTGTGATGCAGATACTCCTGCCAGTCCCTGACAAGCAGCATCAACCATGATGTGCATTTTCTCAAGGTCGATGTTCTGTACACGACCGTCTCTTTTCTTTACCTTTAGTCCGTTGCTCATACTTTTTTCCAGGATGTTAGTTTAAGGGTTGCTTGTAGTCCTTGGTAGGTATTGGATTCTACCATATTCTGTACGTCATGTCCAGCTAGTGTCATGTCGTTTAAATCTTTTTGTGTTATGTGACTCGGGAAGATTACTACCTTGTCTCCTTTCTCAATTGTTGCTGCAATCTTATCAACAATTTGTCTTGATCGTGGTTCGTTGTCGAAAACCCAGACCCTATCTCTATAAGGTACAGTGCTGTCGTTAACATCGCTACCACACATAGCAATAGCGTTGGTAAGGAAATGACTGTCAAAGGGTCCTTCGGTGATGTAGACGGTTTCTTGTTCATTTGCCCTGTCCATTCCATATAGTTTTGTTTTGCCCTCGTCGAGCATCACAGTGATGTATCTGATTTGAGAATTAGGATAGATAGACCTTCCTTGATATCCAAAGGTGCCGTCCTTATCTCTCAGGGGGATGATAATTCTGGATTCATCGTATCTCGTATCCTTGAACACCTGTTTATGTGTGTTTGTCCATGCCTTGAATTTAGGACAATAATAGAATTCTTCAGGTGGTAACTTACGTGCTTCAAGGAACTTGCGAGCGACATGTGATTTATTTAGATCTGACACTTTTTGCAGATCTGAAAATATGTTCTTTTTAAAACTTGGTTTCTCGAACTTAAAATCTGGCAATGGGATCTTAGTTCCTTTGCCACTAGACCCCTCCCTGTAACACTCCAGAACATACTCCTTGTACAGTCCCTGATCGTTGTCTTTTAAAAAATTTGCAAGGGTTCTCCCCACACCACAGTTGTGACACTTGTAGATGTAGGATCCTTTTTTCTGAAAGAAATACCCCCTTGCACGATTCTTGTTCTTCTGTGAATCGCCACAATAGGGGCACCTAAAATTATAGGTGGTGTTGGATTTCTTAAACTTTTCTAATCGACCAGATACCAGAGAGATGTATTTGGTATCAAGATAAAGCATTTACGTCAGGCATTTTCATAATGATAGCAGCGTTTGCTTGAGGTGTCAACACCCTTATCATAGGTGGAACCACTTGTAGCACTGTCACTATGGTTGCCAATACAGCACCAGCACCAATTACAAACTTAGCATTGGTGTCTACTTTTTTTTGAAGAGAAGTAATTCTGGTATGAATAGTTTCTGTGTCCTTTTCATGACGCTCTTTCATCTCCTCAAGCATCTTGAGGATTAATTGATCAGCACGTTCACTCTCATCCAGACGATTCTCATGTCGTTCTAGAATAATAGCAATTTTATTACTATTCTCAGAAATAGTACCTACTGCCTTCTCAAGTTTATCAAGCATCTCTTTAGAAAGATCCTCATAAATGCTTAGTTTAGATTCTAGTACGGCAAGTTTGCCGAAACCAAATGCCATCAGAGTGTCTCAACAAACGAGGATGCTCTCTCAAAATTCTCAGAAATCATGTTTGCAAATTTGTCCTGGTTCTCTTCAGACATTTGTAACCAGGTCTTCAGAAACTTCTCCTGCTGTTCTTGTGACAGTGTAGCAAACTGTTCGTTCAATTCAGCAAATACACCTTGCCAATCAAAACTTTCTTTCTTATCTCTCGATGCTGACGCCTTGTTAATATCTTTGGCGACATTCTTTTGACGCTCTCCCGCTTTCTTCTGGTAGTCCTTTGCTTTTGCTTTTGACAACGCAGCAATCTCTTGCTTGCGGTTTGCCGCACGCTTCTCACGTTCTTGTTTCTTCTGAAGTTTGCGTTTAGTTTGAATCATACGCATAGCAGACGACACTTCTGTGTTTTGGTTGTCTGCCTCAGAGATAATGTTTTGGTCTTCCATGGTTTCTTCTTTTAAGCGAGCGTTTCTAATCCTTTGAAAAATATCTGTTTTAAATTTACGCTTCCTCTTTCTAACGGGAGGTTCGTCAGGAGGAAGACCAGCGATTGCACCACTAGATGCACTCATCGTAGGCACTTCTTCAGTGTATACCCTACCATTCATTTTTAAAGTGAACACCTTCATAGATCTTGCAATTGCTCTATACAATATTTATCTAATTTTATATGATCCAAAGTAGAACAGATGGGATATCTATTCAAATACACCATGAAACTTTTCAATATGGACCAATAATCATTTGAAATTTTATAGAACAGCAAAGGTGTTGCTGCTTCACCAAATACATTGTAGATGATGATCATATGATTTAAAATCAAATGCAGTTTAAGGTTGCCCGTCTTGACATATGTCTTGAGCAACCTCTTCAAATATTTAAACCGTTTAAGATCATCATAAAAGTCCTCTTTGGTTACTGCTTGAGGATTATCATAATATTTAATAGCAAAAAAGAGGTAGTTATCCTCGTTCAACTCAGTAAACTTCATACATTATCAAGAAATAGTGAGGGTCAGGTCAGTACCAGATCCACCAGCACCAATGGTCTTACCAGCAAATGCATCTTCAGCATCAACAGAAGTGCCCTTATCCTTAACAGCACCAGAACCACCGATGGTTTGGTCAGCAATAGAAAGAACTTCTGCCTGAGAAGGAACAGTAAAGTCAAACTCAAGACGGTTTGATCCAGTTCCACGTGCATATGTTGCGGTGATAGCACCAGTTACAGAACCAGTAACTGCAAGAGTTACAGTACCAGTGACATCAACTTGCTCGTTGTAGATAACAACAACGGTTCCAGTGTCGCCTTGTGAAAGTGCTTCCTGCTCAAAGAATACAGCAGTAACGTCTGCCTCACCGAGGAGAGTTGTTGCAGAAGTACCACCAGCGAGACCGCCGATTGCTACCAGGAGTTCATCCCAATAACGTGCAGTTGTCTTGTCAGTACCCTTGTAGTGGCGAAGGACCCATCCTTGCTCAGTCGCAAAGCAATCTTCAGCAAGACCATTCTTATTCACACGGTCCAACCACTTTGGTTTTGATTCGTCCGATTCGGTTTTTCCCCAGAGAGGCATTGTTAAACTCCTAATATACGTGTTGATTGCGTTATAAAGATATTTATAAAAAAAGGAGGGTTACCCCTCCTCAGGATCAACCTTCCTCAGATGTTGGGGGAAAGAGTGCTGCTTCCAGTGCTGCAACTAATTGATCATCTACCGTGTTATCAGTTCTCGATACTGCTTTTTTTGCAAGTCCAATCAGAAATCTTTTGATGATTTCATCCATGTTTTCGGGGATTGCATCAACTGCAGCGTCGATGACTTTGATTGCCAGTGGGAGTAGAAATTTTACCATGATTAAAAAATACGGGTTATCTTATATATCAAAGATAACGTGACTTTAACTCATCAATGTTTGCTCTGAGGATTGCAAGCGATTCAGTTACACCATCCTGATACTTAACACGCTTGACCTTAGTTGCTTTCTTAGCAAGTGCCTTCTCAGATCCATCATCTTCTTTGTCACATCCACACTCTTCCTTGACTGCTTTATCAGCACCTTTCAGTTTCTTGTTCTTGTCGAACACTGACATAGGATCGGTTGCATCATCAATTGAAGGATTAACTTCTACACCCTTAACATCCTTCTCAATAAGTTCAGTTCTCCAATCAGAGTATCCCTCTTTCTTGGTGCCTTTCTTTGCTTTGATTGCTGCACTAACTGCAGCACGTCTCTTAAGAAGATAGGAATCAGAAGAATCCTTATCACCATCGTTGTCAACGTCTCCGTCTTCTTTACCGACAGGATCAAGTTTCTTCTTCTCCTCTACATACTCGACTTCTTCTTTCTTTGCTGTCTTTGCTGCCTTTTTAAAAGCATCTTTTGCAGGGTAATCGTCGTCGCCTGGTTTCGCAGGAGATTCTCCACGCTTTCTCTTAGCATGGATATTGGCGTATAGTCCCTTCTTACCTTCTTCAAGTTCTTCTTCCTCTTCCTTAACACAATTAGGAACTGACTTACCACCTTTCATTTTAGTTCCTTTTGCCTTGTAACCATCCCAGCACTTAGAAGCACCGACATTCTTACGTGCTTGCTTCAGTCCCTCAGACAGTTCTTCACCAGAAACAATACTTGCATACTCAGCAGCAAGGTCTTGCATCTTTTCTGTCCCGAAGGACTCAAGAATACCTTCAATCACATCCCCATCGAGGATAATCTTATCCATCTTTGAAGCAATTTCCTGCTGCTCTGCTAGAGATAAACCCAGCATCCACGCAGACAATCTTACATTAGCAGTCATCGTCTCTTCTTTAATCGGTTTAGTTTTATTTATACGTCTATTTACTTCAGCAGGTTTTTTCCACATATCGTAATCATGTCCAGGAGTCATTTTCTCCAAGAATTTACGATTAGCATCAGTTCCTACCAATCGATGGTCAGCAGTAGCACCAGAATCATTCCATTGTTTGTACTCTTTGATATCACTCACCCATGCTCTAAACATGTCGCCATCATCAGACAAAGCAATTACATAATTTGGTCCACGTCTGTGTACTTTTCCTACATCACCATCTGAATTCTGTACATATGAACCAACCTCGTATAGATTTCCATGTCTATACGAGGTCTGTTTTGCTTGCTTGTTAAAATTACTAAAGTCCATCAATAGATGTTTTATTATTATTTATAACTCTGGTAAAAACTCAACAGATCCTTTGATCTCAGATCTAGGCATTGCCTGTACTCTCAATCCAGGAAATCTATAAGCGTTTCTTACTTTTCTATAGAATGAAGATTTAACAGAGAAGAATGGATAAGCATTTCTAGGAACTTCTGACAAAGTTGTAATAATACTACTACAATTAATTCTAGCTATATTATTTTTAAGCAAACATGCTCCTGGAAATTCTGCACTAACTACAGCACCTTGTCCAAGAATATCACTTCCAAAAATAACAGTAGAAGCATCTTGAATACTACACCTATATGCTAATTTAACTGTAGTATCCGTTCCTTTCCTAACAACTTTATACTTTGCTCTTCCACCATCAACATATGCAATAACATCAAATGGTCTACTGGAAGGAGCAGTTCCATTCAAATTGTCCATAAGATAACCAAGAATCTTTTCAGATACTCTATCACCAGCAAGTGAATCTGCAGATTCCCAAGCACCAAAACTTCTTTTCTTTAAAGAAATATTATAGGTGCCTCCAGCATGAATGATTCTGATATCAGTTTTAGGTTTTGCCCCTGACCCACTGCCAGTTTGTCCACCTACAAATAAAATATCAGTAACCCCCTTTAGTGATATGGTTTTACCAACAGAAACAAGGGAGATTTCATCAAACCTATCCTTGTTTCTAGAGAAGAAACTGTATGCAGCATTCTCATTACTATCACTTACTGTTCCTTGCTTAATTACTCGCATGGGTTTTTGCAAGTATTTATCTTATTATTACCGATCGCCTGCCTTACGGTTCTCAGAGAAGTAAACATCAAACGTTCCTTCAGGATAACGCTTCTCAAGTTTCTTAACATTAGTGGCAATCACATCATCGAATGATACCTCAAGTGCCATACATGCCTGAGCAACGTACCACATGATATCACCCAACTCAATAATAAGATGCTCACGGTTATCTTCATTCCAGGGTTTTCCTTGGAATACCATCTTCTTAATGATCTCAAGGAATTCACCACCTTCAGCATTAATCCCAACACCACTAGTAAGGAGACGCTCAATATTGGCACCCTCACGATCCAACTCGCCAATACGATCAGCGAAATCAACAAAGTTTGTTGAAGGTTCTGAAGTAACCTGGGAAACAAACTCTTCATACTTACTAAAATTAATCATACATTCCACTCAGCAAATTTAGATAAACGGTTTTGTGTTTCAGAAAATTGTTGGAAGTCCTCACCAGGATCTTCATCATTGATGCCGATTGCAGAAGCATCATCAGCAACATCATACAGCTTCATCTTCGATCTGTCAATTCCCACCATGAATTTTCGTGAGGTAACGAGGTCTGAGTATCTGTTCTTAAGTTGTTTGACCATGATGCGACCTTGTTGTTCCAACTCCTCAGTAGAGATAAGGGCAAACATAAAATCAGCAGTGGCAGGTAGACCAAAAGACTCAGAAGTATCGGTAAGATCTGGATCGCTATTGCCATAACCACTACGAGTGGTCTGAGTAGCACTAACAATAGGAACCCCAACTTCCACAGCAAGACCACGAAGCTCCTCAGCAATCGCTTTAACATACGTGTAGCTATTGACAATCGCACCTTTGTACCTCACACTTGCACAGATATTAAGATAATCAATGAAGATGATGTCAGGTTTGAAATCTTTCTTCAACTTGAGATCGCTCAGGAGTGCCTTGAAATGTCCTGCATGTGCCGATGCAGTTGGGTACTCTTTGATGATTAGTTTTCCTCTAGTTTTCTTAGCGATCTCTTGAACTTTACTAGAGAATAGAACTTCAGGTAGTTCTACAATGTCTTTTACATTGACGTTCAGAAGGTTTGCGTCAATTCGTTCAGCAATTTTTTCCTCTGCCATCTCACATGTAATATAGAGTACGTTGTACCCTTCTGTGAGTGCGGCACCAGCGCAATGGCACATGAATAGAGACTTGCCGACGCCCGTTCCAGCAAGAGCGACATTGAGAGTCTTGTTAGAGAGACCACCTTTGGTAATGAAGTTAAACTTCTCCAAATCAAATGGGACTTTCTCTTCTTTTCTGTGGTAAAACTCATATCTGTCTGTTGCTTGTTCAATGTAATCGTGTCCTATGTGTTCGTCGAACGATACTGCCAAGGCTTCTTGGAGAATCGAGGGTATCGCATCTCTCGAAATCTTCTTATCGCCTCCGTCTGCGATCTTGATCGACTGCATGAGGGCAAGGTATATAGCTCTGTCTTTGCACCACTTTTCTGTGGCGTCGAGTAACCATTCATAATCGACCCACTCGTCTGAGAGGGAGGATATCGTCGATACCGAATCTTTGTACGTGTCGTCAGTAAGGTCATTACGATTTTGTAAATTAATCGTAAGAACTTCCTGAGTAGGAATCTTGTCGTACTTAGCAGCGAAGTCAGCAATCTCTTCGTAGATAACTTTCTCATGATAGCTCTCATAATATTCTGCTTTAAGGAAAGGCACTACCTTACGATAATACTCTTCGTTGTGAAGAAGGTTTCGTAAGATAGTTGTTTCGATGCGTTCAATTGCCATAGGAGAATTCTTGTTTTGCTGCCTCTTCGAGTTTTTCCATCACTTCGGGGGTGAAATATTTTTCGGGATCAGCAAGTATAGCAGAAGGATAAACGGTAGATTCCCCAACAATAACCCGATTCCCCTTGCGCTGGAAGACTCCGTACTGTTCACCCAACTCCAGTAATCCATAGTATTTGTCAAGACCTCGCTCGTCAAAAAATAGACGTGTTGCAACTTTGCTTCCCTCCACTGTTAATCGAGACTTCTTTGCCTCACATTTGATGATGTTACCCACCACCTCTTTCTTACTATCACGCTCCTTAGACTTGCTAAGATAGATGATAGTAGAAGCAGCATACTTAAGACCAGTACCACCTCCCATCTCCTTCGCAGGAACATAGGAACCAATCACATCATATGTATGGTTGGTGACGATCATAGGCACCTGTGCTTGTCCGAGTTTCAAAGTCAAAACACGGAAGGCACCTTTGATCAACTGGGATTTTGTCATGTCACGAACTTGTTTATCATTCGCAACATCTTCCATCTCCTTGGTTGTTGAAAGCATACCAAGAGAGTCTAGGACAAACATCATAGGTTGCCTGTCTTCTTTAGGTTCCTTCATATACTTGTCAACGATGCGACATGCCTGTGTCCTGAACTCTTCAATCGTAGCTACAGGAAACAGAACCATACGCTTGGAATCAATTCCACGAGACTCAATCATGTCACGGGAAATGGCGGATTCAGTTTCAAAATAAATGACGCCGCCTGTAGGATTAGCATCAAGGAAATTACGAACGACACTAAGAGCAAAGAAAGTCTTCCCAGTGCTGCTCTCTCCTGCAAGAGCGGTGACTTTGTTTGAAGGAAGACCTCCAAAAAGCGAACCACTAACCAAGGCGTTAAAGATATAACTGCCAGTATCAACGTAATCAGTAATATCTCCAGCAGCGACTCCTTCGCTAACCAGACCAGCAAACTCGTTTCCACTGTCTTTAATTACGGTATCTAAGAATCCCATTGTGTTGCTTCATCCTCGTAAAAGTTTACATAATTATAATCATTGCTCATGAGTTTTGCAAATGCCATAGCGGTATTGTAGTCCTCAAAGCACTTAATCTCCTCGGGACCGACTTGACCCACGACATGATTAGTCCATGTGACTACAAAAATTTTCTTGCTCATGAAAAGAAACTAGAAATGGTGATGGTTTTCTCGTGGGTCCAACCAATACATTGTAGCACGTTCTTGAGCGGTTCGAGAAATGATTTCTCAAACTGTGTTTGATAGTCCACATATTTCTCGATACCAAACTCCTTCGGCAACTCACCAAAGAAACTGATACAGTTCTCATGGAGTGGGTTTGGTGTCTTGAGGTACATGAACTTGATCTTCTCACCTTCCTGAATGAGAGGATGTTTGTTTTCTACTTTGTGCTTTCTA